CATTACGACAATTGGACTTTATGATAATACAGGCGGACTCTTGGCTGTAGCCAAGCTCAGCAGACCTGTTGAGAAAAATCCAGGAAGAGATCTTACCTTTAGAGTTCGATTAGACTTCTAGCGGTAGCTCTAGTGGACCATCATGTCGGTTATCCATGTCACAAAGAATGATGTTGAGAACTTTACGTTAGTTACAACTCCTAGCAGGGCTTATGTTTCTAGCTCTACACAAGGGTCTGTTGGTTCTGTAAAAGTTTTTCCAAGACTTTCTTCAATAGAGAAGGACTCTGAGTCTTTCGTCTTCAGCGACACTTCTGCTGCGCTAGACACCAATTTTAGTAACTCTTCAAAAAAAGTTATTGATAAAGCTAGGACTTTTAGGTCGTTTGGTCAGTCAATAGAAGACGTCACCAACAGCTACTTTGACTTAGTTTCTCTTACTAAGGCCCGGAAGTCTAGTTCACTCGACATAGAGCGATTTACACCGACCACAAGACTAACAAAATACACGCTCATAAAGAATAACATTAAAGATGTTTTAATGCCTCACTATAGAGTGGACTATCCAAACAGTCATTGGGCATATACGAATTATCATTCTTTGAATTTCTTTACTGCTTTTGATGGAATTAAGCAGCTAGTTCCTACGTCTTCAGTTCTTCTCTATCCGAACGTCCCAGACAGTGAGATTGATATGCCCTCTGGGTATGCTTCTGGCTCGTATCTCTTTAGAGACGGTTTTACTTTTGATTTTTACATAAATCCAAGATACAAAGAAGATGGCATAGACAACGGACACTTTAAGGCAGGAACAATATTTCATTTGTCGTCAAGCTATTGTCTGTCTTTAGTTACAGGATCTAAGAAGGATCCTAATGGACTTGCTGATGGATTCAGATTGCAGCTGCAGCTAAGTCATAGCGCAGATTATGCCCCCTCAAGAGCTACAATTGGTTCGTATCCCAACGACTTAACATTTCTATCATCCGATAACTCACTCTCTTGTAATCACTGGCATCATGTGATTGTTAGATGGGGAACAAACTCCATTAACAGCGGAACAGGATCTTTTATCGTAGACGGAGTAAATAAAGGAAACTTTGTTATTCCTTCTTCTTCTCTCCTCCCTGTTGCTTTTTCTAATTCCTTGAATCCCGACGTCCTCTGTATTGGAAATTATTACGAAGGTACTAACTCAGGGGTAGATGCAATGAGTCTCTTCTTCAACCCAGATAATGCAAGAAGAGATGGCGTCGACCAGCTAACCAACGAGGCAGGAGATCCTAGTTACGATGGACCTGTTTCTTATAAATTCGCACATCCCTTAAAAGCTGAAGTACACGATCTAGTTTTTAGGAGATACTACATTTCAGATGCGGAGATACAGGCTACAGGTTCTAGGGGTGTTGGATACGATGCTTTTTCTAAGAAAAATATAGCCTTTTATCTACCACCTTTCTTCGTAGAGAACACAACAATCAAGCGATATGTAAAAGATCATGGAGGAATACTTCAAACTCCTTTTTTTGAAATTGACGGAACTACAGACGATCCCTTCAACGTAGCGATGGCGTTCGGCGTCAATGGTCACTATATTAATCTTGATAATTTTGTCAAGGATTTCTCTACAGGTAGATTTCCAAGATTGTTGAACCTTACGGGATCGACAATCGACTACACTACAGACGCGAAAGAGGCAAATTACTTTCTCTATGAAGATGGAAATGTCGCAAAGAGAAACCTCACCGTTCTTCCGTGTGATGACGGTAATTTTGATCCAAATTATGAAATACTCTCTGCAGAGAGTTACACAGATAAATTTTATGCAAGCGGTTTCCCCGATCTTAGCTACATTAATCTTGGAAATCTAGTTACGACTGCCTCGCTAGCAGGCGGCGGAGTAAGCTCAGATGCACCTGACGATTATGTCGAACAGCTGTACGGTCCTGGCCCTGAAAAACCGGGTCTAGAACCAGGTCTTGCCTATAAAAATTACATAGCCGCTGTCACGGCTTCTATTTCTACAGTTACCGACGACAGCCTGTTCGATAGAGGCGTCCAAAAGAACGTACCGCTCACAATCTACCAGCGCACGCTCGATCCATCTTCTAACCAGGTTACAATATTCAACATAAGCAACCTGTACTATGGAAGAAGAATTCTACCGGGTTCTTTTCAAATTACAGATCCGTCCATCTCTGGATCGTATGGATCCGTTTCAATAACACTAAAGGACGACTCTCTCGGTAATCTCTATAGAGCTGACTCTTTAACGCCTCACGCAACACAAAATTCAGTTGGAAATATTTTCTACGATGAAGGCATAGTAGTCATCAAGAGTCCACATCTCTATTTCTTCGGTAAGAATGAATATGAAGTATCGTTTAGGGGCGTTTACAATGTCTTCTCTTCTAAGTACGAAATAATTGCTGGTTCTGGGCTGTTGAATTCATCTTCTAATCCAACATTCATTGAAAATCATGACAATCTAAAAGCTTCTGGGAATCCTAAGGATGACGAAACTTTCGTCTACATCTCAGGCCTCAACTTCCACGACGAGAACATGAACGTGGTGGCGAAGGCACGACTCGCGCAACCCATCATAAAGCGAGAAGGCGACAAGATTTTGTTCAAGGTTGCTTTTGATTATTGAACAATATTAACTACTTAGATGAAAAAAACGACTAAGAAGCGAAAGAAGAAGCGCAAGGGCCACTACATCCGTGGCACCTACCACTCTCCCTTCGCAGGACCATGCAAATACAGAAGCGGGTGGGAACTAAAAATGATGGTGCATCTCGACGCCCACCCCGATGTCGAGACGTGGTCCTACGAGAAGGTAGTGATCGAGTACATCTCGAACGTGCGTTGCATGAAAGTGAGGAAGTACTATCCAGACTTTCTCGTGAGGTACAAGGACGGAAGTTCAGAGTTGATCGAGGTGAAACCGAAGCGGAAACTCGAGCAACCCACCGTTCGAAAGAAGGCACAGGCCGCTCGCGCGTGGTGCGAGGAACACGGAATGACGTACAGAATGATCACAGAAATAGAACTAAAGGTAATGGGACTTCTATAAACAGATTTTACCTGGTCAGTCCTGTGGCAAATAATCCTACGTGACGAATCTAATCCTAGGCCTCGATGTTTCCACTTCTGTTACTGGTGTCTGTGTAGTCGATCCCGCTCTTAGTCCTGACGGAACCGGTGCACACATCTCTCACCTCGATCGGATAGAGTTCAAGAAGTGCGTGACTCTGTGGGACAAAGCGGACCGCGTGAAGAGTGACCTCCTCCTCATCAAGTCGCGTTTCCCCTCCATCACCACATTCGCCCTGGAGGAACCTCTTCTCGGGTTGTCGAAGGGCATGTCCTCAGCGGCCACCATAACCACTCTCATGCGCTTCAACGGCATCGTTTCCTATATCGGTCGAGAAGTCTTCGGAATCGAACCTACTTACATCTCTGCGGCATCAGCGAGGAAGTTATGCGGCGTGAAACTACAGAAAACATCGGTGGCCGGTATGCCACATAAGGAGCAGGTCTTCAAGTACATGTGCGAACATGACCTGTCCCACGTGCAATGGCCCCTCACACCCAAGTCCGGCGCGATCGTGGGATGGAGTAGAGATGCCACCGATGCCTATGTGATCGCTCGTGCTGCAGGACTCATGAACAAGTGAACGCTTGTGTGATACTGTTATACTGTGGCCGTTTTTAGTATCAGCGATAAACTTCTGTTCATCGAGTCCGTGTTCGGCAAGGGTCACCTCGCCGGCAACGGGCGGAACTTCGATGTTCGGTGTCCCATCTGCGCACCCTCCGATGTCACAAAGAAGAAACTGGCTATCAAGACAGATGATGATAGATGTCACTGTTGGGTGTGTGGATTCAAAGCGAGGAACCTCGTTCCACTCATCCGAAAGTACGGTACACCTGGACAACTCGCAAAGTACAAGGAAGTCCTCGGCATCGCCGATGGTGGCACAGGAGAACTGGTCACCGGCGAGAAGGTTGAGGAACAGCGTCTCGAGCTTCCAAAGGACTTCTGTCTCCTGCCCCTCGCCAACCAGAACGATCCCGACGTGAAGGCGACCTGGCGCTACCTCTTCGGTCGCGGTCTCACCGAGAAAGATGCTTGGTACTTTAAGTTTGGTATCTCCAACGAACCTCGGTGGAAGAGGCGAGTCCTCATGCCTTCTTTCAACTTTAAGGGTGAACTCAACTACTTCACCGCGAGAGCGATCGACAGAGACAGGCGCCCCAAGTACGACAATCCAGAGGTGGATAAGAACCCTATCATCTTCAACGAGATCAACATTGACTGGACGAAGCGGCTGGCTTTGGTGGAGGGACCTTTCGACCTCGTCAAGTGCCCAGATAACACCACAGCACTCCTCGGGTCAGATTTGGATGAAAGACACGAACTCTTCAATCGAATCCTCCTTAACAACACACCAGTGGCCCTCGCTCTGGACGGGGACATGTGGGACAGGAAGACTCCCAAGATAGCTAAGAAACTCCAGGAATATGATGTGGACGTCCAGATCGTGGATGTTCGCCCTTGGGGAGATCCCGGATCTATGTCTCACGCGGAGTTCGAGATTGCCTTGAAGGAGGCACGCTACCGCGACTGGAACGGCAACTTCCTCATCAAGCTCAACAAGGTTGTTAGTACTTCTTCGCTTGGAATTTGAACTTATTCTGTACATGAGGTATCATTAACCTAATGCGTATTGCCCACACTGCCGACATTCACATCCGCGCTCTGTCCCGCCACGACGAGTACAGATATGTCTTCAAGGCTTTCATCGAAGATTGTAAGGCACAGAAGGTTGACCACATCTTCATCGGTGGTGATATCTTCCACACGAAAGTGACAGGAATCTCTCCTGAATACATCGAACTCCTCACGTGGTGGTTGACCGAGATGGCGAAGGTGGCACCCGTCCACATGGTCTTGGGCAATCATGACGGGAATCTCGTCAATTTATCCCGCCAAGACGCTGTCACTCCTATTGTAGCGGCCATGGCAAATCCAAGAGTCTTCCTCTACAAGAAATCAGGTGTCTATAGCTTCGCACCTGGGTACAGCTGGTGTGTCTTCTCGTGTTTCGATGAGGATGGCTGGAAGGATGTCAAACCCACAGCCGGAGACATTAACATCGCCACGTTCCACGGTCCTGTGAAGGGTTCTTATTCTGAAACAGGCTGGGAGATTGAAGAAGACAGAATAACTTCAGACTTCTTTAAAGACTATGACTTCTGTATGCTTGGAGACATACATAAACAGCAATTTCTAGGATACAGGGACGGTAAGCCGTGGATAGGCTATCCTGGGACTCCAATTCAGCAGAATTATGCTGAAGAATTAAACCACGGATACTATCTCTGGGAAATAAAGAATTCTTCTGACTGGTCTGTCGTAAATAGACCCCTTCCAAATCCAAAGCCTTTTATTACGATTGATTGGGCTGGAAAGCTTGACAAGGCACTTGTCCTTGCAAGGGCTTGCCCCCAAGGAACTAGATTTAGAATCAGAGCTAATGTTTCTCTTACACAAGATGAAGTTCATATACTTTCTGAATCTCTCAAGACAGAGATGAATGCTTCAGAAGTAACTTATAAGATCGATGCACAAGTTAATACAGAATTAGTAAAGACTAGCACTTCCTCTGTTGCAAAAACAGACCTTCGATCTTCTGAGGTTATCACTAAGCTTCTCAGAGAGTATTATTCTGAATTAAATCTTACTGAAAAAGAGATTGAATCTCTCAGCGACACGGCAAAGTCTTACCTTAAGCAAGTCTCTACCTCTGAAGATCATGCACGTAATTCTAAGTGGTCACTACGACGGCTTGAGTGGGACAATCTCTTTTCTTACGGAGAAGGAAACGTTATCAATTTTGAAAAATTGAACGGTATAGTCGGAATCTTTGGACCCAATAGAACTGGTAAATCATCTATTGTTGGAACATTGATGTACTCCCTCTTTAATGCAACAGATAGAGGTCCCATAAAGAACATCAACATTTGCAATGTTAGAAAGGACTATTGCTCAGCAAGAGCCATTCTTGATCACAATGGATCGACATATGTGATTGAAAGACAGACAGCAAAGAACACCAACAAGAAAGGTGTCGTTAGTGCTTCTACTTCTCTAAATCTTTTTAAAATGAGAGAAGATGAAGAAGACATGGACGATCTTTGCGGAGAACAAAGAAACGACACTGAGAAGTCCATAAGGACTCTCTTGGGAATTTCTGATGATTTTTTAATAACATCTCTGTCGGCTCAGGGGGAAACTAATATCTTTCTATCCCAAGGATCTACAAAGAGAAGATCTATTCTTACAAAGTTTCTTGATCTCGACGTGTTTGACAGAATGCATGAGATTTCTTCTAAAGAAGTTTCTTCTGTTAAATCACAGTTGAAAAACTTCCCAGATAGAAATTGGTCTGAACTGAAGTCATCTAATGATGCACTCGCCAAAGAAAACGAAGATAAAATAAAGAGACTTACTGATATGATTTCAGAGAATCAGACGTCTCTCACGCTTTTGAAGTCTGAGCTGTTGAAGCATAACGCAACTCCCATAACAAAAGAAGACATTACATCTCAGGAAAGAAAAGTAGTCTCTCTGGAGAAAAAGTCTGAAGATTGTCTTGGTAGCATAAGTTCTCTCGAGCAAGAGATCACTTCTTTGCAGGAGAAGGTCGATGCACTTCAGCAGATTATTGACTCAATAGACGTTAATGATTTAAAGGAACGTCAAGACACTCAGAGAAAATTACAAACTGCAATCTCAGAACTTAGGCATATTCACGAAAAAGAAGAGACGATTCTCTCTCAGCAGAAAAAATCTTTAATCATTTTGGATGAAGTTCCTTGCGGAGACAATTATCCTACGTGCAAGTTCATAAAAGACGCACACACCAATAAAAATTATCTTCCCGATCAAATTAAAAAAGTTTCAAAGGCTTTAAATGTCTTAGAGGAGGCAAGAGCTTCTCTCATCAGCGTTGAAGACACTACTATTGCTGAGAAAATATCGAAGCACGAAAAAGCTACACATCTGTCTGACAAGATGAAGCTTGAAATCTCAAAGAAAGAGACGGAGATCGCGAAGATTAAGACTGCATGTGATTCGTGTCAAACGTCTCTTGATGAAGCCAAGAAGAAACTAGAGAATCTACGGCTTTCTCTCGACAATGACGTCGCAGAAGAAGTCATTGCTATTAGGGAAAAGATAACTGATCTCTCACAACTATCCAGTCTATATGATTCTCAAAAGATAGATGCGGCTTCTCAACTTGGAAAAATACAGTCAAGTATTGAAAAGCTGGAAGAAGAGAAAAGGACAAGAGATTCACTTCTTCAGAGTGTTAGAATGCATGAGCTAATTGCAAATGCATTTTCTAAAAAAGGAATTCCGCTTCTTGTGACTAAGTCGCAGCTTCCGCTGATTAATATTGAAGTTTCAAAAATACTTCAAGGTATCGTTGATTTTACCATCGAGTTAGAGTCAGACGAAGACACAGATTCTTTAGAAATTTATATCAACTACGGTGACTCAAGAAGAATCATAGAATTGTGCTCAGGCATGGAAAAAACAATCTCTGCTATTGCACTGAGAGTTGCAATGATTAATATTTCTTCTTTGCCTAAGTCTGACTTTTTTATAATTGACGAAGGATTTGGAACTTTAGATAGTTCAGGTGTTGAAGCTTGTAGTAGATTTTTAGTTTCTCTAAAGAAGCACTTTAAGACAGTGATTGTTATTACACATGTCGATGGCATTAAAGACAGCGCCGATCATATTCTAGAAATTACTAAGACAGAGAAAGACTCGAGGATAGAGCTTCTATGATAACTTGGAAAGATTATTTAGGAAATCGCCTCATTTCTGAGAGAGACAATTTTTTTGTAATTATACCCGCTGAAAAAGGAGACTCTATGCCTCTTTTTTGCGACGTATGTGAGGCAATCATGAGAACAGAGCTGGATGAAGAGTCATATGAAAAATTTAAATGTTGCGATTCTTGTGCAACTTATTGGGCATACCCCCATAAAGAAAAGTGGATGAACGGATGGCGACCATCTTCTGTTGAAGTGTTGAATAAATATAAGATTGACCATACTTAAAAATTACAGGAGCCCTCCATATGCCCAAGACACTTGATATTAATGCACTCGGACAAGCCATAGACACGACCTGGGGCAGGTCGTCTACGCCCAAGACAGCATCATACTCTGTCAAATTTACTTTCGCAGGAGAAGATAGACTCCTCGCATCGTATAAAGTCATAATTAACTTTGTCTCCGAAAAGCAGATGATAGAGATGAAGAGAAGCTGCATCGAGGAGTCAGAGAAGGTAATTTCTGAGCACGTTAAGTCTGTTAAAGAAATTTACAAGGATCTCACCGGTGAGTCACTCTCGCTCAAAGAGGAGAATTCTGTAGACTCTCTTGAAATTATCGGATTTAACGTTCATAATCCGAAGCGCACTGCGTATTTTAGACGCAAGATAATTTTCGAGATTGCATGACAACAACGACTCCTTCAAGACAGGCTATAGTAGCTGAGATTCTAAAATGCGGTAAAGATCCAACGTACTTTATGAAGAAGTACTGTAAGATTCAGCATCAGTTACGCGGCCTCATACCATTCGATACCTACGATTTTCAAGACGACTGTGTCAGAGATTTTCAGAAGAATCGCTTTAATATTGTTCTCAAGTCAAGGCAGCTAGGACTCTCAACGGTCTCGGCTGCTTATGTAGTCTGGTACGCGATCTTCAAGAAGGACAAGAATATCCTCGTCATCGCTACGAAGCTCAATACAGCAATTAACTTCATCAAGAAGGTGAAGACAATGCTCGATGGATTGCCACCGTGGTTATTGCTCACTAAATTTGAACCAACGAAACAATCCATTAGGTTTGACAATGGCTCTACGATAACTGCAGTTCCGACATCACCAGATGCTGGTCGTTCTGAAGCTTTGGCGCTTCTCATTGTTGATGAGGCTGCCTTCATTAGAGACTTCGATGAGATTTGGACGTCTCTGTATCCGACCCTCTCAACAGGTGGATCTGCAATCATCCTATCCACACCGAATGGAGTTGGTGGGCAGTACTACAAGCTATGGACAGAAGCTGAATCAGGGGCAAATGATTTTAATCCCATTCGGCTTCCTTGGGACGCACACCCAGAACACAATCAGGCGTGGTTTGACAAGGAGACGAGAAATCTAACCAAACGACAGATAGCACAAGAGTTTCTCTGTGACTTCGTCTCTTCAGGAGATACTTTTCTTCAGCCCACAGAATTCGAAAAATTAAGACTTCTAATAAGACAGCCAATCGTAAAAGAAGGGCCGCAAAGCGGAATTTGGATTTGGAAGAATGCGGAGCAAGGTCACAAATATATAATTTCAGCAGACGTCGCCCGCGGAGACGCATCTGATTACTCGGCATTTCACGTCATAGACTATGAGTCTTGCGAAGTATGTGCAGAATTCATGGGAAAGATACCCCCTGATAGACTTGCTGAACTTCTTTCTACATATGGAAGGCGTTACAATAACGCGTTGATATGCCCAGAGCAAAATACTTTCGGATATTTTACGTGTGTTAAGCTTCGAGACGAAGGCTATCCTGCACTTTACTACCAAAACAACGGTGGAGATTTATTTGGATACAAGCCGACTGACACTGAGCTAGTTCCCGGCTTTTCTACCCAAACAAAGACGAGAACACAGATATTAACGAAACTTGAAGAGTCAATAAGAAATTCAAGGCTTAAGACTTACTCTCAGCGTCTTTTCGATCAGTTACAAGCATTTATCTGGAACGGAGCAAAAGCACAAGCTTCTAAGGATGCACACGATGACTTAATCATGAGCCTTGCTATTGGAACATGGCTTGCAGCAGGAGAAGTCGGAACTGATGTGCAGGGAATGGCAATGGCAATGGCGATGTTGAAAGCCACAGCAGTAGGAAACAGAAGTATAAATGACTTGCCGGGCGGAATGAATCAAGTTAGGCCTGTTCCAAATTCACAAATACAAGGATTTACTCCCGATAAAGTTCATCAACCAAGAAAACCAGAAGACGTTAAGCATACTGACGTTTCAGATTTTTCTTGGCTATTTAAGTAACAAGATACATATTGACAGCATAGAGGGCGAAATGGCTAAGATTGGAATATCAAGACTTAAGAAAATTATTCGTGAAGAGCTAGAGAATCTCCGCGAAGGTGATGACCATGATGCTGCATCAAAGATTATGAGCGCTGCTACTAAGCTGCTTGGTGCCATAGAGTCTTTCAAGGAAAGCGCTAGCGAGAAGGCCAAAGCAGAGATGGGTTCAAATCTTGAAGGAATTGAGCAGCTTCTAAATAGAATAGTTTCTTCTCCCATGCAGTACGTTGATGCTACTAATCCACCTGCAAAAATGGTCTCACTCAAGCCAGAGAAGAAAGAAGTAGTGTAGAGTAGAGCACCAAGGGCCTCTCCCCTAATGGAGCGGCGAGAATAAAATGGCGAAAAAAGAAGACCAAAACCTCTTTCAGAAACTAACAAAGTTATTTCGCAGCGGCCCTGTAGTCAAGAGAAAGATACGGGCTCTCGATACGACAATTGCAGTCGCCGACAAGACGAAGTCTTCCGGCGCTTTGCTGTTTCAGAAGTCGATGGCGCCCACCTATGCCACCATCACGGCGAATGCCTACAACCTGTCCGAGAGGTTGATGAGGTATCAAGATTTCGCAGAGATGGAGTACACACCGGAGCTGGCAGCCGCTCTTGATATCTACGCAGATGAAACCTGCGCTCAAGATGACAAGGGGCGCGTCCTCCACATCTACTCTGATAATGAGAAGATCAGGGAGATACTTGAGGATCTCTTCTACAACACCCTCAACGTGGAGTTCAACCTTCGTTCATGGGTTAGGAACCTCGTCAAGTACGGCGACATGTTTCTCTACAACGACGTGTCACCTGAACACGGCGTGATTAATGCATTCCCAATCCCAGTCAACGAGATCGAACGTGAGGAGAACTACGATCCTAACGATCCCATGGCTGTTCGTTACCGCTGGGTCACTCTCGGAAATCGAACCCTCGAGAACTGGGAGGTCACCCACTTCCGTCTCCTCGGAAACGACATGTTCCTCCCTTACGGTTCATCCATCATCGAACCAGCTCGCAGGA